ATCTTTTACCCCCTTTCTTTTAATGTAATTATATTATACCACGTTTTAACGTGGAAATCAATAAAAATCCTAAAATAAATTAAAAAATGTTCGGTCACGTTCGCTTGAAGTATGCTAAATTGTAAAGTGAGATAAGAACAAAGCAATCGAGCTGTCAGAAATCCAATAGGATATTGCTCCAATGTTCATCTTTAAGTGAGATGTTTGCCTTAGGAAAAGCGCCTTGTATATGCAGGGCGCTTTTTCACATACAATTTTGTAATTTAACGACACAATGTACAGCGTCTACAAGTCCGTAGTTGTAGTTTATTTTTTATGTGACCTCCTTTCTGCAGGCAACAATCGGTTGTCTGATAAGGCGCTGACATACGTGTTTTAATTTTTTACCCGGAGGGGGTGGGTACATGAAAAAAATATCAATAAAAAATAAAAGGTACACGACTCGGCTCGCGCTAAATGATGGTACTAAGATTTTGATTCCAAAACCGTATATTTGGGGAACATTTGAAAAAGCACACGGTTGTTCTTTACGAAATGGTGTATGCATTGCCTTACAGTTTTTGAAAGTAAGACAGAAAAACGGAACAATTTGGAACCCGGAAGAAATTTATAACTGGGCAAAAAAGAATGTCCGTGGCTATACAGGCAGCAAACTGACGATTTACGGAACTATGAAAGTAATTAATAGTATTTGCCATTATCGGCACGCAACATGGCACCCGATCACTGGAAAAAATAATAGTGTTGTTGTTAAAAGGATTAAAGCAGCGCTTAATGATAATTGTATTGTTTTATTTGAACAGCGCAATCCTATTCATACAGTAGCATTTGTGGGTTATGACAAAAAAGGCCGGCTAGTTGTTGTTGATAATGGACGTGTGGTTAAAAGTAACATAAGAAATCAGGTAAG